CTGCGCACGTCGACTTTCTCGCGCGAATCTCGCCGAAAAACTTGAAGTCAACGAGGATTCATGCCAGCACGCAAGCCCAAGCCCGAGGTAATCGGCAACCCGGTCGCCTTCTGGCTCGCCCAACACGAGCAGGCGCAGGCCGACGCGAAGGTCGCGCGTAAGACCGCCCCGTCCGTCGTCCCCCAGCACATCAAGCTCGAGCGCGAGGCGTGGCGCGAGTACAAGTCCGCCATCGCCGCCTCCGAGATGCCCGCCCCGGCCGCCGGTTCCGATCCCGCGACCCCACCCAAGCCCCCCGCCGAGGGCACGCTGGAGGCCGAGCTCGCCAAGGTCCAGCGCCTCCAACGCGCAGCCGAGGCCGCCGGCAGCTACGTCGCCGCCCAGAAGCTCCTCGCCGACGAGCGCGAGGTGGGGGATCGCATCCGCGCCCGCAACGAGGAGGCGCTCAAGGCGGCCCGCAAGGGCATGACCCCCGACGAGTTGGTCGGCGCCCTCGTCGTCCGCCTCTCCGCGATGCCGGCCGCGATGCAGGAGCGAGTCCGCTCCGCGTTGGGCTGGACCTGATAGACCACCTTCGACCGAGGACACACATGAGCGACCCCCTCCACAAGCCCGCCGACCCGCCCCTCTCCGAAGTCCACCACCCGCAGGACATCCGCGTCGACGACGTCACCGACTGCCCGATCCTCACGTTCGCCCGCCCCGGCGGCGAGGTCGTGACGGTGCGGCTGACGCGTGAGGCTGCGCGAGGGATCGCCTACGCGCTCTCGGGAGGGTGGTCGCGCCCGCCGCTCGACGTGTTGGCCCTCGTGCGCGCCCACCATGCCGAAGCCCTCGTCGCCGCGCTGGAAGCCGCCCCCCGATGACCCCCACCGAGGACGCCTTCGACACCGGAGACGACGGCGTCCTCGACGTGTGCGACGCCATGCTGGAGGAGGCCAGCGTCCACCCGCTCGACCAGGTGCGGTGGACCCCGCCTCAGCTCGCCTTCCTCCGCTCCACCCGCAGCTACCGGCTCCTCCGCACGGGCAACCAGTTCGGGAAGACGTGGTGCGGGTCGGCCGAGCTGCTCTACCGCTGCCTCGGCTACCACCCGCACAAGCCCGTGCGCCCCGGGCCGATCGAGGCGTGGGTGGTGTGCAAGTCGTGGTCGCAGTCGATCGCGATCCAGAAGAAGATCTGGAGCCTGTGCCCGAAGGATGAGGTAGCCCCCGAGACCTCGTTCTCGGAGAAGAACGGCTTCGCAGGCGTCCAGAAGGCCGTCGTGTTCCGCAACGGCTCCGTGATCCGCATCAAGACCATCGGGCAGGACACGCTCGAGCTTGAGTCGGCCACGATCCACTACGTCTGGATCGACGAGCCCCTCGGCGACGACGGCACCTTCAGCGCCCTCCAGATGCGCCTCCGTCGCACCGGCGGCGAGATCGCGATCACCATGACCCCGGCGACTACGGGCGACCTGACGTGGCTCCGGAACTTGGTGAAGGCCGGCGAGATCGAGGATCTCCACTTCCGCATGGAGCCCGAGAACTTCATCCCCGAAGGCGCGTCCCTGCCGCTGAAGACGGAGGACGGGCGGTGGATGGACGCCGACTGGGTGGACGAGGAGATCCGGAAGACGCTCGCGTGGCAGCGGGCCGTCCGGTGTCATGGGGAGTGGGAGTACGCCGCGACCGGCGCCGCCCTCGACGCGTTCGCCCGCGGGAAGCACGTCCGCGACGTCATCCGTGAGGGCCTGCTCCCGAAGACCGTCGAGCTCGCGGTCGGCCTCGACTACGGTGAGGACGCCCTCCGTACCTGCGGCGTGGTGCTCTACATCGACACCACCGGCATGTACCCGCGCATCTTCGCGATGGGCGAGTACGTCCCGACGCAGGGCACGACGATCGAGATGGACGCCGACGGGCTCCTCGAGATGCTCGCGCGCACCGGCGACCGATGGACCGACCTCGATCACGTCTGGGCGGACAAGGCCTACGAGGGCCGGACCACCCGCAAGAACGCCCGGATGCTCGCGGTGGCGATCTCCACCCGCCTCGGCCTCTCCGGCGAGCTTCGGCCCGGGATCAAGGTGGCGAAGCGCGGGCTAAAGAAGGATCACTTCTGGCCCTCCGTCCGCTGGATCCACGAGGCGATGATCCGTCCCGGGCACTTCTACGCCGACGAGTCGTGCCACTGGCTGATCGAGGCGCTGGAGAAGTGGGACGGCACCGAGAAGTCGAAGTACAAGGACGTGATCGACGCGCTCCGCTACGCCCTCCGTCACCTGTGGGGTGGGCGCTCCGAGGCGCCGGGGCGTGTGCTGGCGCGGAAGTTCTGACGGTGGGTTATGCAGGTTTGGAGGACACACATGGACATCAACGAACGAGCGGGCAAGGCGCCGCGGAAGGCGCAATGGATCCAGTGGAACAGCGGCTGTGACCGCGTGGTCCCCCCTCACGTCCGCGCGAGGGTGGAGGCCGAGTGCGCGCGCACCATCGGTTTGCTGGACCCAGCCGACCCGAACCACATCCGCAAGGTCCAGTCGGCGATCGAAAGGGCATGGGCCTGGGGCCACCGGCTGGCCCTTGAAGACGTGCTCGTCCCGTAGCCCCGGCCCTACCCACCCACCTGCCGACACGGGTAGGAACCGGACCACCGCCTAACCTTCGGGACATCGCCGCCGGCTGTGTAGTACCCGGCATGGCGCTCGACGTCGCTTCTCGCCCCCTCCTGCCCGAAGAAGACCGGAAGCGCGCCCTGCACCAGGCGCTCCGGTCGCGGCTCCTCAACGGCCAGTGGGCGGAGGACCTGGAGGCGGCGCTCAACAAGCACATCCGCACCGACCGACGCGAGGCGTGGGGCATCGCGGAGATGAGCCGCAACCCGTTCCGCTCGCTCTCGACGCAGATCGGCGGGGCGCTCTACCGGACGCAGCCCAAGGTGCGCGGGGCCGTCCCTGCCGCCGAGACGCTCGCCAAGGTCGTCGACGACGCCGGCTTCTGGCAGCTTCAGCAGCGCGCGTCGACGGACCTCGTCGGCATCCGCGAGGGCCTCGTCCGCATCGACTGGAGCGAGCGCGGCGGCCTCCTCCACAAGCTCGTCCCCTGCGAGCTCGTCCACGTCGAGGCGCTCCCCGAGGCACCGGACGTGCCGGTGCTCATCGAGGAGATCCAGGCCCGCCGCAACCCGGAAACGGGCGGCATGGAATGGGCGTGGGAGGTGCTCGACGTGCGGGACCTCGACAACCCCGTACAGCGGATCCTCTCGGCCGACCGGAAGCAGGACTGGACCGCGTCCTCCCTTGGTGGCGACAAGTCGGGCGAGAACTACCAGTACCGCGACACCGCCGGCCGCCCCTTCATCCCGGCGGTCATGTACCACGCCGAGCGCACGGGCAAGCTGTGGGACGCCTACTACGGGCTGGAGGCGGTCCTCGGCACGCTGACGATCGGCGTGCTCCTGACGTTCTGGGTGCACGGCGTCAAAGACGGCAGCTTCGCGACGGTCGTGATCTCGGGCGGGCGCGTCGTCGGGCTGGAGATCGAGAAGCCGGGTGGCGCGCGCACCAGCGTGATCTCGACGGAGCCCGGGTCCTTCATCGAGGTCCAGGCCGCCGAGGACAGCAACGTGGCGCCCCAGGTCATCCAGCTTCAGCCGGGCTTCGACCCCGAGAAGCTCATGACCGCGATCGGCATGTTCGAGTCCGGGCTCGCCGAGTACGCGGGCGTGTCCGCCGCCGACCTCGTCCGCACCGGCGCGGATCCTCGCTCGGGCGCGTCGCTCTCGATCTCGCGTGAGGGGCTCCGCGGTGCACAGGCCCGCTTCGAGCCGCAGCTCCGGCGCGGTGACCTCGCGGTCCTCGAGGTGAGCGCCAAGGTGCTCAACGCGGCCACGTCCACCAGCTACCCGGAGAGCGGGTACGCGATCGAGTACCCGAGCCTGCCGCTCTCCGAGGGCGAGGTCAAGGCGCAGCGTGAGGACATCCTCGCCAAGCGCGCCGCGGGCCTCCTGTCCACCGTCGACGCCTTCATGCGGCTCCACCCCGGGATCACCCGGGAGCAGTCCGTCATCGAGCTCCAGCGCATCCAGCGCGAGAACGCGCAGTTCCCCGGCCCCGCGGCCCCGACTCCCCCCACGTTCGTCTGACCCAGGGACACACATGCCGATCACCCACACCGACGGAAACGCCTACTTCTCGCAGCAAGAGCTGGAGGACAAGATCAAGGATCGCGTCCGTGGCGTCGAGGAGCGCGTGACCCAGGCGACGACCGCGGCGACGACCTGGGAACAGAAGTTCAAGGCGGCCGAGCCCGAGATCGCCAAGGTCACGACGCTCGCGGCCGAGGTCGAGACGTGGAAGGGCAAGGCGACGCAGATCGAGACCCGCTACACCGCGGCCACCGCCTACGGGATCACCGACACCGACACCCTCGAGGCCCTCGAGGACGCGCACCGGAAGGCGATGGCGAAGGTGGACCCGGCGCAGCGCGTGGGTCTCACCGACTACCTCGGCGCCGTGAAGGCCGACCCGACGCTCCTCCCGTCCTACCTCCGCGGCGTCTTCACTGGCGCCCCCGCGGCGCCTGCCGCCCCTGCCGCCCCCGGCGCTCCTGCCCCCGGCGCCCCCGCTCCCGCCGGCCCCGCCCGCCCGACGTGGGCCTCGGCCACCGCCGGGCAGCAGC